ACCGTCCAGAGCATGAAAAACTGCTTTGGAACCTCCCATTAGCTGGTTCAGCGTTCAAGAAAGTCTATTATGACCCCAGTAAAGGTCGACAAGTCGCTATGTTCGTTCCTGCTGAAGATATTGTTGTTCCTTACGGTGCATCTAGCCTATCTTCTGCTGATCGCGTCACTCATGTCATGCGTCGTACGAAGAATGAGTTGATGAAATTGATGGTGGCAGGGTTCTATAGAGACGTAGATTTGGGTGAACCCTCACATGAGTTAGACGATATCGAGAGACAGAAAGCCCAAGAGCAGGGCATGTCAGCGATTCAGGATGATAGATATCGCATCCTTGAGATGCAGGTCAACTTGGACCTCAATGGGTATGAACATGTAGATAAAAAAGGTATTCCCACAGGCATTCATTTGCCGTATATTGTGAGTATTGAGAAAGGTACCTCAAAAGTATTGTCAATCAGACGGAACTGGTACCAAGACGATCCACTTCACATTAAGAGGGACCACTTTGTACACTACCAATACATACCAGGATTTGGGTTTTATGGGTACGGTCTTATCCATCTTATCGGTGGGTACGCTAAGTCTGCTACTATGCTTATCCGTCAGTTGGTTGACGCTGGAACTCTATCAAATCTGCCGGGTGGTCTTAAATCGCGTGGGCTGCGTGTTAAAGGCGATGACACACCGATAGCTCCCGGAGAGTTCAGAGACGTTGACGTCCCCAGTGGTTCGATCAGGGACAACATCCTGCCACTACCTTACAAAGAACCAAGCCAAGTACTCTTTGCTTTGTTTGAGAACATTGTTCAAGAGGGCAAAGCGTTTGCTTCATCTGGAGACATGTCTGTATCGGATATGTCTGCACAGACTCCCGTGGGCACAACACTTGCAATCCTAGAGAGAACACTGAAGGTGATGGGTGCAGTGCAGGCTCGCATTCATTATGCGATGAGACAAGAGTTTAAGTTACTCAAGAACATCATTGCAGATTACACACCAGCTCGTTACAACTACGACCCAGAAGAGGGTGATAGAAAAGCCAAGCGCAGTGACTATGACATGGTGGAGGTGATCCCTGTCAGTGATCCGAACGCCGCGACAATGGCTCAGAAGATTGTGACGTATCAGGCTGTGTTGCAGTTGTCGCAGCAGGCGCCGCAGCTCTATGACTTGCCACTCTTACATCGTCAGATGATTGAGGTCTTGGGTGTGAAGAACGCAGCCAAACTTGTACCTACAGAAGAGGACGAGAGACCCACTGATCCTGCGACAGAGAATGAGAACTTGCTCACCATGAAGAAGCCTGTCAAGGCATTCATTGAGCAGAACCACAACGCACACATTGCGGCTCACCAGTCCATCATCCAGAACCCAACGATCATGATGATGTTGCAGCAGAACCCGATGATGCAGCAGATCGTGGGGGCGATACAAGCCCACATCACTGAACACATTGCGATGCAGTATCGCGTGCAGGTCCAGTCTATGACTGGCATACAGTTGCCAGGCCAAGACAGTGATGACTACGACAGCAATGAGGAGAACATCTCTCCAGAACAAGCCAATCAGATCGCCATCATGATTGCTCAAGCCAGTACGCAGATGGCTCAACAAGGACAGCAGCAAGCTGCTCAACAACAGGCACAACAACAGATGCAGGACCCCATCGTACAGATGCAACAACAAGAGTTGCAGCTCAAGGCCCAGGACTTACAGCTCAAGGCCCAGAAACAGCAAGCGGAGGCGGCAGCCAAAGCACAGCAGTTGCAGCTTGAAGCAGCACGCATCGAGGCACAGAAACAGATCGCAGCGATGCAGGTCGGGGCTACGGCAGCGGCGCAGAAAGACAAGGTGCACAAGCAACACATGATGGACAGCACACGTCTGGGTGTTGACATCGCCAAGCATAGAGCTGAGATGGCGCACAACAGAACAGCGACCATACTACAGAACACGATGAAGAATAAACAACAAGGGAAACCCAATAAATGACAGAACCTTTAGTGTCCATACTGATGATCAGTTATAACAATGTGCAGTATTTAAAAACTGCTATTGACAGTGTGTTGGGTCAAACCTATTCAAACTGGGAACTGATCATCAGTGATGATGGATCAACGGATGGGGCGTGGGAACTAGCCCAGAAGTTGTCTGAGAAAGATGACCGCATTAAGGTATACCGCAACGAGAAAAACTTAGGTATACCAAAGAATAGGAAGATTGCTCATAGCAAAGCAATGGGAGATTATGTATCGCATTTAGATGGCGATGACATATTGTTTCCGTATTCAGTTGCAACAATGGTTGAATATTTAAATAGCAACCCAACAGTTATGTTGGCCCAGTCAGATAGTGTGTATATCGACGGGGACAGCAAAATTATTGATTATGTAAAGAATAGGGAACCAGAAGATAACCTTGCTTGGTTTGGTTGGCGCCATTTCGGTATGTATCGCAATGAGGTACATGATTATATTGAAGGATACAACGATAGGTTAAAAAGCGCTTGTGAAGATGGTGATTTATTCATGCAGATTGCAGAAAAATACCCGTTTATTCACGTCCCTGTGGTGCTGTACAAGCATAGATGGCATGGCAAAAATCAAAGTAAATCAAATGCAAAATGTGAAACTTGTACCCAAAGAGCTGAATGTAACTATATCAGAGTGTGGGCTAAATATGCCAATATGGACCCTATTACTTATACAAAACTAGAGGAAACAGCTTGAACGACAAATTATTGAATCACTTGATCACTGAGTACGACAAACTTAGAGATGATCAAATCACCTTCCTCGCTGGAGGAGGAGCAAAAACGTTTGACGAGTATCGTCACGTCTGCGGGGTTATCCGGGGTCTAACTCATGCAGAATCCATTGTCAAAGACCTTGTGCAACGAATGGAGTTAGCCGATGAGTGAGTTTGATATAAGCGCTGTAGATCTTTCTGGCATCCTCAATACGAGTGCAGAACAGAAAGCGAAACAGATTCCTGACCCACAGGGGTTCATGCTACTAACAGTAGTCCCTGAAGCGATGGAAGAGTACGCAGAAAGCGAGAGTGGAATCATTAAATCAAGCGGAGAAATCTGGCGTGAAGAGATGTTGACCCCTGTACTTTTTGTGATCAAGATGGGCCCCGAAGCCTATAAAGACGAGAAAAGATTCCCAAGCGGCCCACGCTGCAAGATTGGGGATTTCGTTATCGTGCGTCCCAATACAGGTACCCGTTTAAAGATTCATGGACGCGAGTTCAGAATCATTTATGACGAGCATGTAGAGGCTGTTGTTGAAGATCCGCGCGGAATCACCCGTGCTGCTTAAGGAGTAAATTATGTCTGGATTTAAATTTCCCGATGAGATAGATAAGTCTGAAGAAGACAAAGAGAATAAATTCGAAGTAGAGATCGAAGACGATACACCACCCGAAGACCGTGGGCGCAAGCCTATGGCGGCGCCAGTTGAGGAAGTAACCGACGAAGAGTTGGAGTCCTACGACGAGAAGGTGCAGAAACGCATCAAGCGTTTCACCAAGGGTTATCACGATGAGCGTCGTGCAAAAGAAGAAGCTTTGCGGGAACGCGAGGCAGCTGAAGAATTTGCGCGTCAGGTGTACGAAGAGAATAAACGGCTTCAGGCACAACTCAGCGAAGGTGGGAAAATCCTTGCCGAACAGAGCAAGACTTCTGCCCAAAGAGCTTTGGATATCGCAAAAGATAACTACAGGAAAGCGTATGAAAGCGCTGATACTGAAGCGATCATTGCCGCACAAGAAGCTATCGCAAGGGCGACTGTTGAAGTTGAGAAAGTAAAAAATCTCAAGACTGTAACGGTCAAAACCAACGAAGTTGACGTGTCTGTACCACAGATGAACCAAGCGCAACCCAAGCCAAAGCTTCAGCCAGAGACTGAGAAGTGGTTGAAAAGAAACAACGACTGGTTCATGAAAGACGACGAAATGACAAGTTTGGCAATGGGGCTTGACAAGAAACTTGCCAAAGAGTATGGTCAGTCCTACATAGGTACTCCCGAGTACTTTGACACCATCGATAAAACGATGCGCAAAAGATTTCCTGAATATTTTCAGAGCGATGAGGATGACGAGCCGCCTCTAAGAAGAAGAGCTGAACCGGACGAGGATGATAATCCACGCCGTGCAACAACTAGACCTGCTAATGTCGTAGCACCCGCTACGCGTAGCACACCGCCTGGTCGTATCAAGTTGAAGACATCACAAGCGAACATTGCGAAACGTCTTGGGGTGCCTTTGGAGTTGTACGCTAAACAGGTTGCTTTACTTAGGAATGGAGAATAAAAATGGCTGAAACACAAGGTAGATTAAGTCGCGAGATGGAAACTCGTAAGGTATCAATGAGACCCGAGGCGTGGAAACCGCCCGAGACTTTACCAATGCCTGACGAACGTCCCGGTTGGAAACACCGTTACATTCGTATCAGCTATGGCGGGCAGTCAGATGCCAGCAATATTTCTTCCAAACTTCGTGAAGGGTATGAGTTCTGCAAAGCAGAAGAGTATCCTGAGTTAATGATGCACACCCCAACTGAAGGTCGCTTTAAAGGCAACATTGAGATTGGTGGCTTGGTGTTATGCCGTATTCCTACTGAGTTTCTTGATCAGCGTGCGAAATATTACGCCAATCAAAACCAAGCCCAGATGGACTCCGTGGATAACACTTTCATGAAGGACGCTGATCCTCGTATGCCTTTGTTCAAACAAAGGGAGAGTAGGGTTACGTTCGGTTCTGGTTCTTAAATTTTAAGGAATTAACATGGCATATCCTATCGTTTCGGCCCCTTACGGCCTGAAGCCTGTTAACCTGATTGGTGGTAGAGTATTTGCGGGTTCTACTCGCATGTTCCCTATCCTAAACGGTTACAGCACTTCAATCTTCAACGGTGACGTTGTTGACATCGGTACAGGCAATAACATTGGCTGTATCACTCCCACACAACTTGCATACAACACCACATCAGCTCAAGCTGGTACCATTGGTATTTTTGTTGGTTGTGAATACTCTTCAACTGGCGGCCCAATCTATGGTAAGAATCGTTACCAATATTGGCAAGCTAGCACAGCAGCTACCGACGCTATCGGTTATGTTGTAGATGATCCCCAAGCTGTGTTCCGCACTGCTGTCGTTCAAGGCGGCTCTGCACAAAGCTCTACGATCCTCTATGCTAACCCAGCATACGTTGGTGCTAACGTGTTCTACACAGGCCCTGGTGGTTCTACCACTACTGGTGACTCTGCTGGTGGCGTGGCTCTTGCAGCTTCTGCTATTTCTCAGTCATCTGGATCTGCCACTACTCCTTTGACTTCCGGTGCTCCTTTCCGTATCGTGGGTGTTGTCCCTGATACAGCTGTGAGCGTGGTTCAAAATGCTACGAGTTCTTCAACGACAATCACATTGTCTGCGTCTAACTCTGCAATTTGGCCCGGAATGGCAGTTTCTGGTCCTGGCATTACAGCTGGTAGCAATACCTATGTAACCGCAGTAAACGGAACAGCAGTAACGATTAACCGTGCAGTTGCATCGGCTCAATCTACAGCTACAGCGTTTACATTCACTGGCTATCCCGAAGTGTTGGTAACTTGGAACTTTGGTTTCCATAGCTACTTCAACGCTACTGGCGTTTAATTAAGGAGCTAACAAATGGCTATTTCACGCGCACAACTATTGAAAGAGCTGCTCCCAGGCTTGAACGCTTTGTTCGGTTTAGAGTATGCACGTTATGGCGAAGAGCACAAAGAGATCTACGAAACAGAGACCTCTGAGCGTTCATTCGAGGAAGAAACAAAACTGTCTGGCTTCTCAGCAGCACCAGTCAAAAACGAGGGTACAGCCATCGCTTATGACAATGCTCAAGAGGCATGGACAACTCGCTATAACCACGAAACCATTGCTTTGGGTTTCTCAATCACTGAAGAGGCGATTGAAGATAACTTGTACGACAGCTTGTCTGGTCGTTACACCAAAGGCTTGGCTCGTGCGATGGCCTATACCAAGCAAGTTAAGGCTGCTGCCGTATTGAACAACGGCTTCAACTCTAGCTATGTTGGCGGCGATGGCGTGTCTTTGTTTAACTACTCTCACCCCTTGGTGAATGGTGGAACCAACTCCAACACTCCTTCTACCCAAGTTGATTTGAACGAGACTTCTATTGAAGCCGCCGTTATTCAAATCGCTGCTTGGACAGACGAGCGTGGACTCTTGATCGCTGCAAAGCCCAAGAAGTTGATTATTCCTCCACAATTGATGTTCGTTGCAAAACGTTTGTTGGATACCGAACTCCGCGTCGCCACAAGCAACAACGATATCAACGCTATCAAGCAAATGGGCGCAATCCCAGAGGGCTACACTGTCAACCACTTCTTGACAGACCCCAATGCTTGGTTCCTTACAACTGATGTTCCCAATGGTTTGAAGCACTTCGTGCGTACTCCCTTGGCTCAGTCAATGGATGGAGACTTTGACACTGGAAACGTTCGCTATAAAGCTAGAGAGCGTTATTCCTTCGGATGGTCTGATCCCCTCGGAATCTGGGGTTCTTCAGGTTCATTCTGATAAATCGGGGCCCTTCG